AAAAGCCAGTAAAGAGGACATTGATTTAATCAAAAAACTCCCAAACTTTGACGCAGACATCTTTGAAGATATTAGCGGGTTTAGGATTAACTAATTTAGCAATTTAATTTCCTAGATTATGATAAAAGACGAAACACAGCTATTTACATATATAGGCAAAGACTTTATATACTTAAATGTCGTAGATAGTTACCCGAATATGGAACTGAGAGAGGTAGAAGTGAATGTACTTAAAAAAGTCCATACGAGTAAACAGATATTTATAGACAAAGGAAATCAGTGGGTTACACAGAAGGAAGTTATTAGTTTTGTAAAAAACGTGCAAAAAGATACATTCAGAAAGGAGCATTTATTTCTATTGAAATCAGGAGACAAGTTTTTTGTTGCTATTGTGCAATTATTTCTTGGTAATCTACGTGTGGACATACTTCCACTTTCGTCTGATACGGTGTGGTCAGTGAGTCGTGGTACTCATATTGTGTTACCTAATACAAAACCTTTATAATATAAGTAATAATAATTATGGACGAAATCAAATCACTATCACAACAATGGAAAGAAAAGAAGGGAGAATTAAATGACTTTTTTACACCTAGTGGTCTAGTTATAAAATTAAAAAAAGAAATCGAAAAAAAGATAACCGTTCATGAGATAGCTGACTACGCTGGCGGTGGTGGCGCCTTATTAGATCCATTCAATTGTAAAAAAATCTATAATGAATTATTACCAGAGTATTTTAACTTAACACCTGAGTATGATATAAAAACAAACAAGGACTTTTTATCAGACTTTCCGTTTGAAAAATCACAAGTAGTTTTTCTGAATCCTCCTTTTGAAAAGAAACAGAATAGGGGGGTCGAGATGTGTATAAAAGGATATGATCTTGCAAAAGAATTTTATTGTCTGATATATACTCCATCAATTTTCTATGTTCAGAGACAAGAAAAGTATCGCAATTATTTACTAAAAGATAAACACTTATTCAGAGTAGAAATTATACCTAGCAAAACCTTCACAGAAACTACCATATCAGTTGTCGTATTCTTTTTCGACAAAAGAGAAGTATTCCAAGATGTAGAATTTGTAAAAGGTAACTATTCAGAGATAAGGAACATCGAACGAGAAGACTTTTGGAGTGAATTACGTGAGACAGAAGAAAAAAAGGATGAACCTAGTATTGTAGATATAAACGCTATATTACTTAAATCAAACAAAAAAAATATTGAACACTGGATAAACTCGTATGAACTTCGAATTAAATACTTTGGAGATTTATCAGATGAAGAACTTTTGTTTTTCAAAGAACTAAGAAATATAAAACTATAACACTGACACGTATTAAAAGAAATCAACAACTAATATGAAACCTTACAACTTTGTTATAAAACGTACATTTATTTACCCCGTTCAGATCGAGGCAGAAACAAGGAAGGGAGCTATTGAAATAGCTGAAAAACTAAAAATCTCAAAAGAAAAATGGCAAGACCAAGGAACTGAAATAGGGTCAGAAAAAGAATTTCGAACAGATAGGCAAAACAGAGCAATGTACAAATTCTTTTCTATATATTCGGAGATATTAAACAACAAAGGGCATACAGTGACTTCACTGGCTGAAATAATGGAGAGAGCGCAATATGAATCTATGATAACTAAAGAGGTTTTCAAAGAACATGTATGGCGACCTATACAAAAAGCTCTTTATCAGACTGATAGTACTAAAAAACTTCTAAAATCAGAGGAAATTGATAATGTCGTAACTGTAATAAATCAAATTTTTGAAGAACATATAGAGGGTTATGTGCCGTTTCCAAGCATAGATATATTATATTACGACAAAATAGCTCAACAGGAAAATGTTCAACAAAAAAAATAATTAAGTCATTACTAAAAGCTCTTAAGAGACATTAAAAAGCATTTAACATTATTATGATAAAAGGTAAAACACTCTCAATAAGAGAATTTGAATCAGGGGCTAATCGCAATAGCTCGTTAGGAAAATTAGCATACAAAGACTTTATAAATCCGTTAAACGAATATTCATTCGCTACGTATATGGACAGTAAACGGCTACTTGATGATGGGACATACCGAAACGGCGATAATTGGCAACACGGTATTCCACAGGTGTCGTTGGCGGACTCTCTTATACGCCACGTTAAAGAGTTTGAACTACTGCACTTAGGCTTAGTAGTTATTCATGTAATAAATAAATCGGGTGAAAAAACATTTGTTCTTAATAACACGGATGAATTAGATGAGATCAATAAAAAATTTGATACGGTAAATATAAAAGTAATTAGTATGGAGGATGTACTAAATGCAATAAGATTTAACAGCGAGGCGTATAAATTACAGCTTTTGGGATATTACAAATAACATGGAACAATTTTATTGTGCAAGTTCTATTGGTATAAAAGGAGTTGTCAGATATAAATTCTACTATGTACCAAATAAGTTTAGAAAAGCAGTAAGGTTTTCTCTCCAGAATCATGAAATTATGCATGGTGTGGAAGTTCCTTCGGGTGTAATAGAATTAGATATAAATGATATGGAAAATTGGATACCAAGTACTAGTATAAATTATAAAAAATCGCTAAGAAGTCTAATAAAAAAGGTAGACTTTATAAGAATGATATACACCCAAAATGGTATGTAAATATATGTTATATAGTATATAATATATACATGTATAAGAAACAAGAGCTAGAAAAGATAAAAGATAACCAGATTGAATTCTTGTTCGCCTGTGCATTAGCTAAGTTAGACAGTGAACAAATAGATAATCTTATTTATTCAATAGAAAAGATTAGGAGAAAAGTTATTAAATAGACATTGACAAGATGTCTATTTTGTTTTAAGTACACGAGTTGATAACAATTTTGCATGAGTTTCATATCTATATGATATAATGCAAGCAACATGAATGGCTCTATATTAGAGTACCAGTTTGGTATACCCCTAAACTATGTATATCAATGGAACTAATTCTTTTCTGGGGGGACTTTTCTTTTCTCTTTCTTTTAATTTCTTTAGAGTTCTTACACTTTTTCTTTTTCTTTTCTTTATAAATTAAACTATCCTAAATTACACAATGGGGAAAATCCTTAGGACGGACAAAAACAAAAACCGTCTCGATTTACTGTCCCGGAAGTAATTGTTTTACACTTTGGAAGTAATACTTTTTATATCTTTAATATACTCTATATATTATAAGCATTTTTAGTAGACTAATGGAAGTAATTGTTTTACACTTTGGAAGTAATATGAAGAATGATATTAAAAAATGTGTTTTTTGTGATATAATATATGATATGAGTAGATTAACCAAAGAATTATCCTTGAATATTAGGAAGGGGATATTGAGTGGAAAACAATATATAGATATTCAAAAAGAGCTCCAAATATCAGCGGGTACGTGGGATTATTGGTATTGGGATAATTTTGAATCAAAGGAAATGAACCAAGGTTTTCGTGACTTTGTCAAGTCATGTAAGTATGAACGCATGATGCGAGCAGTTGAAGATAATATTGATGACTTACTTTACATGGATGATACAGGGAAAGATGGAAGACGTGACCCAGCATTAACTAAGATTAAACAAGACACAACTAAATTCGTAGCGGAAACTCTCGGTCGGATTGAGTTTCATAAACACTCAACAACAGATGTAACAACAAAAGGAAAGGAATTACCTACTCCATTACTAAACACACTTCATGTACTATATAACAACAGCGACTCACAAGATAGCGAAATTAAAGAGCAAGATTAGAGCAATACAGGGAGGTACATCAGCAGGAAAAACTATGTCTATTTTGTTTTACTTAATAGATAAGGCTCAAAGCGATGAAATACCTACTCTAACTTCAGTAGTTGCCGAATCTATCCCGCACCTTAAAAAAGGATCATTGCGTGACTTTAAGAACATAATGAGAGAGCATAACTATTGGGAAGATAAACGATGGAATGAAACAGATAAAATATACACGTTTGAAACAGGTTCAAAAATAGAGTTTTTTTCATCAGATAATGGCGATAAACTTCGTGGAGCTAGACGTGATAGGTGCTTCATGAATGAAGTAAATAATCAAACACTGGACGCATTTGACCAGCTGGAAGTTCGTACAAAGGAGTTTATTATTCTCGACTGGAATCCAACTAGTGAGTTTTGGTTTTATACCGATATACTTAATCATCGAGATGATGTTGAACATATAATACTTACCTACAAGGACAACGAGGCACTTTCAGAGGAAATCATTACATCTATCGAAGCTCGAAAAAACCGCACGGGATGGTGGAAGGTATATGGACTTGGACAGCTAGGAGAGGTTGATGGTAAAATCTATAAAGATTGGCAGATTATTGAATCTATGCCTCATGAAGCTCGGCTGGTATCTTACGGATTAGACTTTGGATATTCCAACGATCCATCAGTGTTAGTTGCAATATATTACTACAATGGTGGATATATTCTTGATGAACGTCTATATCAGAAGGGAATGTTGAATAATCAAATCGCCGAATTGATTAAATCACAAGAGCAATTAGCAGTTGTCAAGGCGGATAGTGCCGAACCAAAAAGTATTGATGAAATTAAATTACACGGTGTAAGTATAGTAGCTGTATCTAAAGGGCAGGGATCTGTTGAGCAAGGTATAAACTATGTACAAGCACAACGTATATCAGTTACTAAAAACTCTTATAACATAATTAAAGAATATCGAAACTATCTATGGAAAACTGATAGGGGTGGGAAGATATTAAATCAGCCAGAACATGAGTATTCACACTCGATGGATGCGATACGGTACGGATTTGATGGACTCTTTAAGCAAGATAATATAAAGAGATTAGACTTTGCTAGCATAATGGATGCAAAACGCCAAGTCCTCAAACCTCAATCTTTATAGTAATTCAAAAAGTCGAAAAAGTATGGTATAATATATTTATACAACATGATTGGAGAACATATAAACAAAATAATAGATGAGTATAAAACAGGCAACGCGGAAGTTGGGAACGGTATTTCATTCTCAATGTACGATACAATTAACCGTATTGACTACATTCTCAATTCTAAATATCAGTCTGGTGGTAAAGACGAATATGGATTTGATAAACCTTACTACAATATAACACTATCAGCAGTAAACGTTGGAGTGCGGGCAACTGATTTTGATACTAAAGATATTCAGGTACAGGCATTAGAACCAGAGTTTGAAATCCACTCACTCTTAGAACGTAAAGAGCTTGAAAATTGGATGGAAGACATATCGTTTGATATTACGTTGAATGATATTGGTGAAACTCGTGTTAAATACGGTTCATCTTTATGTAAAAAGGTAATCAAGAATGGTCAAATTTATGTTGAGGTTGTACCTTGGGGAAACGTGTTCGTTAATCAATCAAACATTATTGATAACCCTATTGTTGAAGTCCACTACATGAACCAGCTAGAGCTTTCAAAGAAACGTGGGATATGGGACGGACTCGATGCAAATTATGTGGAAATAATGGACTTGTTTAAGAAACTAGTCAATAAAAAAAATAAAGAGGAAATAAAAAATAGAATAGAAGTATATGAGATCACTGGTGAGCTACCAAAGGAGTATATCTACGATAATGTAGAGCCTTATGAGTATTCATATCAAAAACACTTTGTAATTATTGATGGTGAAAAAGAATATGTCTTATATTCAGAAGAAATAAACACCAAAGATGGTAGTCTAGAAAACAGAAACTATGCAATTCTTGATTGGGACACAGTTACAAAGCGTGGTCTTGGATTAGGAATGGTGGAGATAGGATTTGAGGCTCAACGTTGGGTTAATGATAACATCATCAAAGAAAACCAGTTGATGGCATATGCTTCTAAACTTCTTATCAAGTCAAGCCAAAAACTTCCCTTTGAAAACATTATCACCGAGGCAAAGAATGGAACAATAATACCACTTGTTGATGGGGATTTAACACGACTTGATTTAACACCAAGCTCCCTTCCAGAGTTTGCTAACAACATTTCATCTTGGAAAGACCAATTTGTCAATGCTAGCTCAACATTCCCCGGTATTACTGGAGAACAGCAACCATCAAATACCCCGTTAGGTTCTGTACAATTGCAAAATGCAGAAGCACGCTCAATCTTTGATTATCGAAAGGAAAAGATGGGAATATTTATTGAAGATATTATCAATGCATGGGTAATACCTCACTTAATGAAAAAAATGAACCGTAAGCATATCCTAGCTGGTAACTATTCACGAGAACAGCTTGACATTATAGATATGGCATTTGCATATAGTAAAGCAAATGAAAAAGTCGGTGAAATCCTAGATAAGGAAGACGCATTACCATTTGACATTGACTATGAATCATTAGTTAATGAGGCTATGGAGGAGTTAAAAAAGAATGGTGACCGAAGATATATTGATATTCCAGAGAGCTTCTTTAAGAATGTTAAATCAAAAGTTAGAGTAATTACTACAAATGAGAAACAGAACAAGCAGGTAATACTACAATCTCTAACACAGTTGATGACCTTCCTACCTACTCTACGAGAACAACCAGAAGCAATGCCGATCTTCTCAAAGATTATTGAGATTGCAGGAGTAGGTATATCACCACGAGAGATATTGCCTAAGGTACAAGCTGGTGTGCCTGCAAAAGAGAATGTAACACCACAACAAGCAGACAAGTTTGGAAAAGCAATATCACAGGAAAAATAATATGTCAACACTAAAACAATTTATTGATAACAAGCTAATGCGAAAAGAAGTCGAGGGAGCTATTATCGCATATCTTAGCCAGATGGCTGTGAAAGATGTTTTTGAAGGTAAGGACATATCAGGGTACAAGGAAGCAAAGAACGCCGTGGAAAGTGCTTTCAGATTCTTAGATGTAGAGTTCACTCCAAAGACTAAAAACGAAATAGACACAAGTATTTAATAGTATCGGTTACACTTCCGTCCAAAAAGTGCCTTAATACAAAACGGAACTATAACCGACCATAAATATAGCTAAATCGTATGGAAGATAATACACAGTACAGTGATGTAAACACTGACCAAGAAAACATCGTAGAAGAAAATCATGAGTCTTTTGCAAACGACCTCGATTCTATGTCCGAAGAGGAAAAGAATAACGAGATTCTTAAATTGCGAGCTATTGCCAAACGGCGAAAAGAGCAACTTACAGATAAACCAGCGCCAAAGGTTGAAAATCAAGAGGCTAAATTAACAGAAACAAAATCAGACAATATTTCTATTGATGATGTATATCTAGTAGCTACTCATAAGCTATCGCCAGTTGAATATAAGTATGCAAAGAAAATTGCAACCATCAATGAGACTTCATTTGAAGAAGCACTTAATGATGATATTTTTATTGGCTGGCGTTCTAAACAGAACGAAGAAGCTAGGCGAGAAATGGCTCAATTAGGGGCATCACGAGGGGCAGGTATTCAGAAGCAATCAAAAGGATTTGATTCAAAAGACCTCTCTTCGGATGAACACAAAAATCTATGGAAAGAAAAGTTTGGTAAATAATATCTTCCGAGGCACTAGCCGAAGGAACTAACACATTATATGGCACTAGGAACAGACCATTTTACAGCAACAGACCTTGCTGTAATGATACCAGAAGTATGGGGGTCAAAAGTTAATGACTTCTATCGAGCAAAACTTACGATGACTAAGTTCTTCACTGATCGTTCAGATGAAGTAGCAGAAGGTGGAGATACACTTTACACTCCAAACATTACAGAGATGACCGCTAACTCAAAGTCAGCAGGTTCACAGGTGACTCTTAACTCACCAACCGAAACTTCACAGACACTTGTTATTAACAATCACTTTGAAGTTTCATTCGTTATTGAAGATAAGGAAGCAGCACAAGTAAAACGTTCATACAATGCACAAGAACGATACATGAAAAACGCCGCTTTCACCGCAGCTAAGAAATTAGAAGATGCGGTTGCAACACTATTTGTTGGTTTCTCACAATCAGCAGGTTCAACAGGAGTAGCACTTGGAAACACAGCTATTCTAGAAGCTATTGAACTTCTTACATCAGCAGATGTAGATTTTGAAGAAGCCGCTTGGTTCTTGCATCCAAAAACTGTATGGAGCGATGTTATGTCAATCGACCGATTTGCACTACACCAAAATACAGTTGCATCTGACCCAGTTCTTAACGGGGCAGTAACAAAGATTTACGGACGACCAGTATTTGCATCAACACGGATTACAAAGATTAACACCAACGCAGACTATGCAGGTGCTCTTGCTATTCCAGATTCAATCCACTATGCAACCGCAAATCTTCCAGGACAAAAAGATGAAATGGGAGTACGACTTCAAGCATCATATGTTCAGGAATATCTTGGAACATTGGTTACAGCAGATATCCTTTACGGAGTTGTTGAAAACCGAGACGCTGGTGGTGTTCGCATCGTTTCAGCAGTCTAAATTATTCACACTTACAGGTTATTAAACGCCTGTGGGTACGGGGAGGTATATACGGCGTTTTGCCTCTCCATACTCGCTAATATAAATAACACTATGGCAGATATTGGAATTAAGATATCATCAAATATTAAGAGGGAATCGGTATTGATTAACCCAAACGTAACACCAGCAGATAGAGTGATACGAGAACAAGATGAAAATGGCAAACTTGTTTATAAGGGAGTAAATCAGATAAATAATATACTTGCACGGGGTAATTCAGCTAAGCAAGTAGCATCACAAATATATGGAAAATAATTTTAAGCGAGAGATTACATTTGAAAACAAAAAAATACGAGAACTAGTAGAAAATAAGCTAGAACTTGTAGTAGCAGGGCGTGAATTAAATGAAGAAGCTATTAAAATAGCAGAACAACACTCTGAATTAGTAAAAAAGATTGAAAAGACGGCGGAAAAAATCCGTGAAATTCAAGTTAAGATTATTCATGAGCTTAAAAAGATAGAAAAGACATTAGATATTGAAGAATTTGAACTACCGTTGACAACGGACATAAAAGAAGGTATTCTAATTCTTGAAGTAGAAAATGTACTAGAAGCATTCAAGAAAAAGTTTGTAAGTAATGACAAATTTTTGGATGTACCAGTGAAAAAGGGCAAATAAGCTCTTTTTTATTTTTTCTAAAAAGTATGGTATAATATATATATGACATTTGGTGAAATTAAAAAGGAAATACAATTCCTATTAGGCTTTGAAAACGACATTGCCTTTGCTAACTATTCAAAAGAAGCTATGACCCGCCATGCTAATCGTGCGCTAGATGAACTATCAGCCTTAATCTACAAAGCAGACGGAAAATGGCAGTTTGATGATATCAATCACCCTGACTTACCTATTTCAGTTACCGATATCGTATTAGGGCAATCACAATATACCCTTGATGTCAAGCATTTAACTGTAGACCGATTAGAGATAACTGACGCAGGTGGACATCACCATGTATTGATTCCTATTGACGAATTAGATATTAAGATTTCACTCGATGAATATGCCGAAACTACGGGTACTCCTATATACTACGACAAGCAGGGGGAAAGTTTAATACTATATCCTAAACCAGATTTTTCTGCTAATAACGGATTAAAGATTTACTACACTCGACCACCTTTTTACTTTACCGAAGATACTGACACACTAGTGCCTGGATTTGCTTCAATCTTTCATGAGTATATTCCCATCTGGGTTGCATATCACTATGCTTCTGGGTCAAAAGAACTAACACAAATAGCTGTAAACATGGCGGGGAGACTACAAGAGATTAAGGAGAATATTATTAAGCATTATCGTGGACGTTCTGGACGAGAACGACTAACAGTAGGAGTGCCTAACAGTTTGTAATATGAGCTCAAGAAATACACAGTGGGAAAATGTTCAACAACCTGGACAGGGAGCTTGGTTTTATGACCAAGAAGGTTTCACTTACGATCAAGAATTATCAGTAATAGAACAGCTGGAAGTTTTCTACAATGGATTAGGAAACGTAACAGTATGGACAAACATAGATTTATTATAATATGACTAACTATCCGACAAATTTAGATACTCTAACTAATCCGACAGCTGGCGATAGCGTATCGGTTGTTTCTCATGCGTCACAACACACTGATGCAAATGACGCTATTGAAGCTTTGCAAGCAAAGGTAGGAAAGAATACTTCAGAAGTTACTACATCACATGATTATAAATTATCGAACGTGACAGGTTCAGCAAAAGCGGTAGCAAGTGATACTTATGCAACAGACAAAGCAGGACTTGAAGCAAGTATCAATGCTAACACTTCTTCTATAACCACAAAGGTAGGAAATACTGGTAATGAGACAATTGCAGGAGTCAAGACATTTTCAAGTTCGCCTATCGTTCCCGACCCTTCCAACAGTACTGATGCAACTAATAAACAATGGGTAGAGGATTATGTTGAGGTTTTAGGTAAAGAAAGTGTAGGACTTCTTACTCAAGGAGAGTTTATTGATAAACTTACTACCAACCTTAGATTTTCAAAGGAACAAGATGCCACTCTAACCTCTTTGTCTGGAGGTATTGGTAATTTTTTAGATACATTGGACGGAGTGACATACATTTCTTCACGAGGAACTGGTGGTGATGTTTATATGTACGATATGACTCTTTCTGGGGGAACATTTACTATAAATCAAATACTCACTGTTTCAGGAGTGAACGGAGATGCTACCGCTATAAAATATCTTAGTCCTACAGAGGCAGTCATTGTTTTCAACGAAGGTTCATCAACAATTAATATAAATATAGCCTATCTAAAAAAGACAGCAGGAACTTGGGCGGTAGTGAATACTGTTAGCTATGTAAGCGGAGCAATAAGTAATCATATTTATGATATATATGTTGTTTCTTCTGCAGAGTTTTATATAGCTGTAAGAAATGACGCAAATAATCTTGCTATAAGACGATACCTTATTGCAGGCGGGAACGTTGTAATTGATAGTACCTTCTCGACGGTGACTATCAATAAAACAGATATGTATGGTGCGGTATTCAATTCTGCTACTGAAATATTTGTACAATGTGGAAGTTCAACAGAAAAATACTCATTCTCTTCTGGAACGTCTGCTCAAATAGGTACAACTCTTGCATTTACAGCTTCTGGTGCCTACTACATGAAACTATATTCAAACAACCATGTAATGTTGAGTAATGGTGATAGAATTAGTACATACTTTTTTGACGGAACGAACTTTAATCTAGTATCAAAAACTCTCGATGCGGTTACTATAACTGGTATCATAAACTGGTATGTACAGTACCCTACAAATACTTTCGTGTCCCCTATTTCTAAAATAGTCCTCAGTGGGACAGGTTATGAAAACTCTATTGAGGACTTAAATGCAAATGGACATATAGGACATATGATTTCACAAAACGAGTCATTTGCTCAAGGTCAAACATTTTCGATTATAGGAAGTTCAGGAAACGACGGGTCATATACAAACACAATAGGGAACTCATTGAATAAGGTGATGTTGACAACAGCTCCCGCGGTAATTGGAGATATGGTCTGTACTATTCAACCGAATTTGTCTACAAGAAACGGTTATGCTTGGCTGTTAAAAGGTTCTAACTACTATTTAGGAACAAACTAACATATGAAATTATCATCAGAACAATGGAAATATGGAATATCAGACAGTCACTATTCTGGTGTAGCTAATCTAAGAAACGTGCGTATTGATGATATGGGCGTTTTACGGGTTATGAATAAACAATCAAAAGTTTCTGATGTTCCTAGCCGTGTCTTGGATATACAACGTAGTTACTATGAAACTTCAAATAACTACTTTGCAATATTTGATACGAACGTAAATGGAACTGACAATGGTGGAATATACGAATCAAAGTCGGGTAATTTTATCGAAGCAGATGCACGGTTATCTGGTGGTATTGTCTGGCGTGATTATTTCTTTCCTATTCCAGCAACTCCAAATACTGACATCGGTTACTTTGAAGATTCAGATAACGATGGCTCTTTTGAAACACAACATTCTGAATTCGAGGTACTTCTGACAAAAGGACAAACAAGAAATAGTTTCAACGCTCAATTTGGTACACTTCCGGCAGGTCGTAAAATCGCTGTGATAACTGATTCAGTATACGTGATCCAAGAAACAGGTGGTGTATATATTAAAGATATATCTGGTTCGGTTATCGCTACTGTCGATACATCGTCTTATACATCGAGCATTCAAGACGTAGTTAAGGTTTCAGATACTCACTTCGCAGTTGTAACTAGTGAAACAATCTATGTATATGACTTAACAGCAAGTTTGGTAGATAGTCATACAGAAGACTTTTCTAGGGGTGATACATTAAGACACCTCGAGTGTGCGTATCGTAATGATGGTGAGTTCGTTGTGCTTTCGTATTCAGAAGACGAAAACGACTACAACGAGGGGTTTTTACAGTTCCACGTCTACGAATTTAATGGAACTTCGATTATAGAAACATCACACAAAACTGTATGGAATGGTGGAATTGGAGAGAGTCTTTCAGAAGACCCGCACATTGCCTGTCTGAACGAAGATATAGCAATTCTTTACGAAGATTTAACAATTGCAGGTGGGTATTATAAGATAGAGGTACTGGAATATTCATTAGGAAGTTGGAGTGTTACAAGCACAACGACAAATCTTCCGTGGAATTACTACGCAGAAATAGTAGGTCAGGACAATAAACTTTTCTTAATGAAGAATAGCCCAATAGTATATCAATGGAACGATGCTGATGAATCTCTTGACGAAATAGATAACTCAATTATTTCACCAAATAATATCATAGATATAAAATGTAACGGAGACTACTTCGGTATCATTACAGACGATAACAAATATTCTGTATATAAATATGTTGAGTCGATAGTTGATTTCACTCCTACTATTGTTATGCGTGATGAACTATATTGGGCTAACGGTAATTCTATCGGTGCGATGAGAGAACGTGGCGAACAAAATAGCTTCGACCCAATAGATAGTGATACCTTCGTGATAGAATACGATGCATTAGACCTACCATTCGGTACGAAGATAACAGCAATAGCTGATATTGGATTATTTATGGCTATTGGTACACAGGCGGGTAAAATATACTTTTGGGACTTAAACAATACCTACTACGAACTACCAGTAAACATCGGAGAGCCTATCGCTTCAATGAAATCTAAAAATAACCTGTTGTACGTTGTAACCCAAACAGCTGGTAACGTGTACGTTGCTAACTTGACGAGTTATGAAAAACTGCGTAACTTGTCTTCATTGACAAAAAGTAGGTTTGATGTTGTTGCTGGTGGTATGGATTTCTTCGATGATGGCTCATTCATGGGAGCAAAAGTAAATAGTGACGATACTTATACAGGTATATGGATTTACAAAAACAATGCATGGACACTGCTTGGAACTGATGAAGAAATTACTTCTATCAGCAAGGCGACTCCAAACGTAGTTGTATATGCTACTACAAGCGGACTCTATGAATTAGACATTGCAGGCGCTCCGAGAGCATTGTGGGATAATGATGACGCTTATGTAATTACTCCTATGATGGTTGGTGGAAGTGTAGCTAACAAGAAAGTAGATACTCATTATTCACTATACTTTGATAATTACTTTGGAGGGAATGAATATGTAAAGATTTACTATCGAACGACTACCGCTGGTTACTGGAAACTGATTGATATTAAAACTTCAACTGATATGGGCGAGGAGCTAGGATTATTTGCCGTTCGTGGACAGCTAGGTGTTCCTAAATCAGAGCAAATACAATATAAGGTTGTACTAAACACAACAGCTGGATTAGTACTATTTGAAACAGTATGATGAACGAACAAGAAAAAAAAAATACACCAGAACAACCAATGGTACGAGAAGTAATAAGGAGTATTGAGCGACACACTCACAGCGGTATTGATTCACCAAAAGTTTCTTTAAGAGATACCAAAAAGGAGTCTTTCAAGGCAGTAGGAGATATAACACTTGAAAATGGTATTTTATCGGGTGATATAGGATATGGTGCAGACGTAAGTATTCCTATATTTGCTCCCGTAATGGAAGAACAAAACTATAGTTTTGCTGTTGTTGATAACACCGTAACTGTACCACTTATTTCTAATGAAAGCGTTGATTCTATAAACATTGGCTTTCAAGCCATAGAGCAGTGGTTACTTGAATTAGATAGGAGACAAAGATTGATAGTCGATATATTAACAAACAATGGATTTGCTAAGAAAGTTTTTTCTGTAAAGAATGAATCCGTACAAATATATGGCTCATTTGAAGATTTTCCAACCACAGGAGACCCAGACATTATATATGGATACAATTCAGGTGGAGATGTTTTCTTCTTCGAGTGGAATGGAACGTCATACGTTCCATTTGATGGGTATACTTGGGTGGATGCAGACTTTACTTACTTTAATTAAGAATTATGGACACTAATAAAAAAACAACAATTAATGAACTGGATACGAATAAGACCACTAACACTGGGGCTATTCCTGTTGCTTCAATCATAAATGCAAAGAAATTAACAATTCCTCAACCAAACCTAGCTCCAACCGCTCTGATGTCAGAAAATCTTGTTACTATTGCTCAAAATCAAGCTCAAAAACAAACTGAACTTGATACTATAAGAGAACAGAAGAAGACAGACCTTACAAAGCAACGGTCTGAACAAGAAAGCCTTGTATCTATCATAGGCGATGGTGGAAAATCACTTGCTACTGAATACCAGAAGGGGCTTGATGCATTAAGTCCTATGGAAAAAGAAATATCAAACATTACTGATACTATAAATCAGCGTGTATCTACTTTCCGTAATCAGATGATTGACGAAAGCGGTCGCCGTATTGCTGGTGGGTTCATAACAGGGCGACAATCTATAATTCAACAAAAGGCTTCGGCGGAAATTGCAGACTTATCAGCTGTTCTTGACGCTAAAAATGGTCGGCTGGAGTCTGCCCAGCATAAACTTGCACAGTCAATGGAAATTAAACAGATGGTGACTAAGGCAGAAACAGAAGCACAACGAGTTAAGGTTGATATATTCAGAGAAATAACAGGCGAAACAAAAGAAGAAGAAGTAAATAAATTAAAAGAACTTGAAAAGGTAGAAACTAAGTTTGAAAAAGAGAAAGATGACATTGAACAAATAGCTATGAAAGCTCTTTCAGAGGGGGCAGGTTCAAACGAAGTTCAAAAAATTATGAACTCAAAATCAGCAGGTGAAGCTATTGCAAATGCACCGACAGTAGGTCGCTCTGCACGATTAGAGGCTTCATTAAAATCGTTGCAAATATCAAGCACAAGACAGGCTATCGCAAGAGCTAACGCAGATGCTAAATCAGAGCATGCCAGTCTTACAGGGAAGGAAGACTTTTCCACTGCCGGTTATGCAAAAAGAATGGTAGACTCAAAAAAATATATAGACGCATTTGAAAAGACAATGATTAAGCAAGGTTCAAAGCTACCAACCGTAAATCAGATTATTGACTTTAGAGCAAAAGGAAAACTTCCAAATGAGTTTCAGGGTGAAGGGTGGCGAAGATATATGCAGGCACAAGAAGATTATGTTACTGCTAACCTTCGTAAGGAGTCGGGAGCTACAATAGTTGATGATGAGTTTATTAGAGAATCTAATAAATACTTTGCTAAGCCGGGAGATGGTGCAGAAGTATTAAATCAAAAGAAACGGTCACGTGATACTTCAACCGAAGCATTAAAGCTCGCTTCAAAAGGTGGATATGAATACTTAGATTATACAATGTCACAACCAACAGAAAGAGCTAATGCAATTCTTTCTTCTTACGCAGAAGTTTCAGAAACAGATACTGATACATTAAGTTTTGCCAATCAGGCGTTATCACAACTATAATATGAAAACATTAAGAGAAGTAATTAAATATGCAAAGGAAAATCCTAATGATCCAAGAAATGTAGAATTATTTAACGGTCTAAAAGATGGTGTTTTTGATAAACAGGCAGAACAAGAAAACTTTGATATTAGTAAGGTTAGTCCTAACTATGCAGAAAAGAGAGAGCTTGAAACTAATCTATACGACCAAAACCAAAAAACTAATCGTTATGGACTTGCTGGAAAGGTTGCCCGTTTCTTAAATATAGAAGATTTTGGGGAAGGTGCTGGGTCTGCTTTAGGTTCTGAATTTGTAGGAAAGAAAAGTGATGAAATACTAAACTCTGCAATTACTACCCAGACAAAGATTTTTGAAAAATTAAAAGAAGCTGAATCAAATAAAGATTTTGAAAAAGCAATTAAACTTAAAAAACTACTTGATTTTTCAGATGATACTATTAAATACTCAAAAGACTTAAATGACGGGTTTCTTGAGGACGCTCCGACAAATAAAGAATTTATAGGTTCTTCAATTTCATTACTAGCTCTTGCAGGTGCTGGCAAGTTAGCAGACCTAGGAACTAAAGGAGCTATAAAGCTTATGCCATATATAGGTACAGAAGCAGGAACAATTACAGGTGGAATAGTTAGGGGTGGATTAAAAGCAGGAGCTGGTGCTTCTACAGTAGGTGCGGTTGAGGGTCTTGGTATGGGATTATCTAACGATCAAGATATTGCTACATCTGTTGGTATAGGTGCTGGTATTGGACTCGTTGGGGGTGGATTGTTTGGAGGTATTGCGGGTGGATTAGGAAGTAAAAACATTCTTAATAGAGCATCTAGTGATTCAATAGATGATTTACTCTCTGCAAGAGCAAGTCAATTTGACGAAATGTCAAAACCAGAAGTATTACAAAAAGCACAAGAAACAATAGGAGAACAAATAGATGTAAATAAAATAAAAAAAGAATATTCTGACCTTACAGGTGCTGGTATACCAGATTTAGACGCTAAGTTAATTGCTACATCAAAACAGTCAGATAAAAAAGCGATGGCTGAAATGATGAGTCGAGCAGAAAATGCAACTGTTGATCCTCGAGCTAAATCATATCCAGTTGATGTTGTGGGGGAAAACTTCCTTACGAAAGTAAAACCACTTCAAGCACTTCAAAAGAAGTTTGGTGTGGAGGTTGATACTGTGGCAAAAAACCTAAAAGGTAAACAGGTGGACACAACACCGCTTAAAACTGTTGCAAATGATTTAACATCCGAACTAGATGTGTTTGACTTGACACCATCGGTTCGTAGGGAAGTAGAAAATGTAATAGATAAAGTAGGATCTATTAGCGATGACGGATATGACATTCATGTACTAAAAAAACAAATAGATTCTCTTATTGATTATGGAAAAGAAAGTAAGGGATTAACAGGAAAAGCTCAATCTATGTTGCGAACAATTCGTACAAGTGCTGATGATTTATTGGACGATAATTTTGCAGATTATAAACTTGCAAATGATAATTTCAGAAAAATACAAGGGGTATTAGATGAAACGAGAAGTATTCTAGGTAAAAAAGATATCACAACTTCAAAAGCAACAAATGCCATGCGTTCATTGTTATCAAACAAACAAAATAGAACAGCAGTAGATAATCTACTTGCTAAGATTGACGCTGTCGCAGGTGACTATGGAGTAGCAAATGATATGTCATTATTTGACCAAGTAAGATTTGCAAATTCTATAGAAAAACTATATGGCACACAAGCTGTTTATTCACTACAAGGTGAGGTACAAAAAGCAGTACAAGGGGCAACTAGAATAGCACAAGGATTAAGAAACCCAATAGCTGGTGCTGGAGAATTACTTGCAGGAGGAGTTGAAAGGATAGCAGGTATTACTGATGAATCTAAAAAGAAAGCCCTGTTAAAAGCATTAAATATTTATCACTATTGATGAATGGGAATAAGGCAAATAAATAACATTCAGTTAAGTTATCCGGACATTCCGGATAACTCATACTGCATATTATATGGTATAATAAATACTATGGATAAAAACCAATTACAAAAAATAATATCACTATTGTCATTAAAAAACAATGATAGTATATCACTACTTATAGTGAAACTAATCAATTTATACGAGAACGGAAACAACGAATTGGAAAATCGAATAATGGAATTGTCAAGTTATATATCTACACTTGAACTTAAACACGGTATTGATGGTAAAACGCCGACAAGTGAAGAACTTATAGAATTGATACGTCCACTCATTCCTAGTGCAAAAGACGGAAAAGATTATATATTAACTGACGAAGATAGAAAATATATAGTATCTAGTATTAAAAAACATGTGAAAAATGGTGCTGATGGTGCTGATGGAAAAAACTATATATTGACCGAGAGAGATAAAAAAGATATTGCCAGCTCCATTTTATTTGATCCTGTTGTCGTAAAAGAAAAAAAAATCGAAGAAATAAGAGACGGAATTGAAAAGCTAGTAGGTGAAGAAAAACTTGACGTATTGGAACTTAAAAACTTAGACAAAATTGATGTAGATTATTCACAGATAAAAAACCTACCTCAACAAAAAGTTATATATACTGGTGGCGGTATTTCACAAGAAACACTAGATAATGCCTTATCAACAAAAGCAGACCTAGAAAACGGTAAAGTACCACTAGAACAGCTACCAGATGACATTGGCGGAGTTCAATCGGTAAACGGTCAAACAGGGGTCGTAGAACTTACCGCAGAAGACATTGCTACCAACAACGGAATTGGTGGTGGAACAGTAGATGGAGACTTACAGATTATTGAGGGACATATTCTTGATATAGAAGNCACTCTCATACCAAATCTTGACAGTAGGGTCACTGAATTAGAAAACAATCCAAGCACTCCATTTTACGAGGCAGATAATTCTGAAATAACATCGACATACGCATACTGGGGGTTCAACAACGCAAGTCCTGAATATCAAATAAACCGTAGAAATGTATCGACATTTGAAAAGACTACGGCAATAGGGGCATGGGCAGACAGATTAACATTAACTTACACATAATATGAAAATATATAGATTCAAAACTTACGAAGTGGCAACAGATGAGATCATTGAGGATGGTTTCATTGAGTCTTTTGATGTTCCCGAGGACATTGCAGAAAAAATAAGGGAAATCGAAAGCAATCCCAACCTTTCTGAAATGATAGAAAAACTAAAGATAGAGGCGGAAAGAATAAAGAATATGAAAACAAAGCAGACCGTGTATACCTACCTTTTGGGTGAAATCGAATCCCTAGAAGAGTTAAAGGTAATGGCTGATACTATGTCGAGTGAGCCCTTGAGTAGTTTAATTCAATAATATGGCAACATTTAACATATTATCAAATACATATCTTGACGAATTAGCAGGTCAAACAGGTGGAGATACCTTCAATATGTTAAACCGTGATGCAACATTAACGGTTAGAACAGATATTCGTGTTCATCAAAATGCAGTAGCTGGTATGAAGGGCTCTTTTAACGCACAAACACTAACAGAGGGACAAGTCCTTATTGACGGTAGAAACATTCGTGAATTGTGGTTTGATTCTGGCTCTGATGTTGTTCCCACAACAGGTACAACAATCTCACAGGGAGCAGTATCGGGGTTTATGCTTGGGGTGTGGCCAGACTTAGCATCTGCTCCTGTAGTAGCAGGTGGAGCAATGCCTGTAACTGGTTTCATTAAGTTCCGTGAAATAACTGGTGGTAATTTTTCCGCTGGTGCTTTGACGGGTATCACGGCAAACGCAACAGGTAGCGATAGGACTTCTTGGATAGAAGTTGTTGGTATTGAAAATTCGACAATTACAGTCCCTCGTTTAGGAAAATATGAGTCAATTGGAAATCCAGACAGATACCTAGTAGGCGAAACTGATGGAACCCTAGGACAACAAATCCAAATGCCAACAAATGGAGCAGGAGATAGTTTTGTTCCATCTCTGTATATAGAGGACGGAAGTGGTGGCTTTGATAGGTATTCAAGTCTATTGGAAACGAATGGCTGGAATTATAAATATCTAGGACAACCATCTTCAATGGTTGATGATAGACATCACTTCTCTAAATACTTAACTGGTGGAAAACTACAACTTGGTGAAACTATTTCTCAAACAGGACTTACTTATACAACACCAATTCTCAATACATCCTATATAATGGTTTCAACATCATCTACAAGTTTCTATACTTGGAAAGATGATATTGTGGAGGTGCATTATCTTGTTCCAAGTGATGGGTGGCTAGGGTATGTTGTCGGAAATTATTACTACCTTGATACCTCTAATGGAGATTTACCAGATGGACTATATCAACTAGCAGAAATTGTAGACTATAATACTTACAGATATACTGCTGTTGGTAGTGGAAAAGGTGGGTCATTAACCTTAACTAGGTTAGCTTGGAGAATTACCGCAACAGGACACGGGCTTGATACCAATGATAAGGTCTATGCTAACTTTACATCAGGAAGTATGGCGGGAGTGTCTGGTGAGTTTAATGTTTTGTATTATGATACTAATAG